CTTAAAGGGTTATAAATATGAACGAATCAGTATTATCTAGAGTAATTACTTTACTCAAGCAACGCCTAACATCTAAAACATATTGGGCTGGTATTATCTTGGCTTTACTTACAGTTGTTGAAGTTAAAGTAGGAATTGTAGCTACATATATTCCACCTCAATATCAACCATATCTCATAGCGGTATGGCCTGTTGTAATGATGCTTATGCGGGAGGTAACTACAACCGCTTTAAGCGATAAATAAACAATATAAATATACAACTAATCACACATCATCCCCTTTGACTACATAAGTCATTGGGGATTTTAGCGCATAAACTATAAATGCATGACAATTAATAAACAATATTTAAAGTAGGTGACATGATGGACTTAGCATTTGGCCCATCTGAAACACTAGCGGCTGTGGCTGCTGGCGTAGTAGGAGTAGTAATAGGTATTCAGACAATTATGAAAGGATGGAAGGAATCCAGAACAGAAAGCAGTATTATTACTTTAATGCACACAGAGTTAGAGCGAATGTCCTCACAGAATATTCTACTAAGCTCAGAACTGAATAAGTTACAAATTGAGATTATACATCTTAATAAAGAGATTAGGGACTTATCCGTTGAGAATCAAAAGCTCTACCGTGAAGTAGCATCCATAACATCAGAGGTATCATTACTTCGTGAGGTTATTATTGATAACAGCCTAGAGAGTAAAGTAGGTCGTAGAGCAAGTGATAGTAAAGTAATCTACACAAGAGCAAGTGAGCTTATTAAAGTAGATGCAGTGCAATTACCTTCTATATCTATTGATGAATTTACCTCTTAGTTAAATGAACGTAAATAAATAAAACGAAAGGAGGAAGTTATGCTTCCTATTATTGCAGCAGTAATTAGCACTTTGCTAGCTAATAATCTACCAAAAGTTGCTCAGGGTATTCTAGATAAGGGCTTAGATGTTGTAGAGCAAAAGCTAGGTGTTAAGCTAGAACCGGATATGACACCAGATCAAATTCAAGCTGTACGTGATGCTGCTACAAAGCATGAGGAATTTATAGTAGAGCAAGATAATAAAAATACAGACAGTGCTAGGGTTATGAACACAGGTATTCAAACATCTGAGTTTGCAAGTACTCTATCCAAGAACGCAGCTTACTTTATTGATTTTGCTGTAGTACTGGCTGCTGTAATTATATCTTGGTTGGCCTTTTTTAAAGGAGTCCCACCGGAGAACAAAGAATTAGTTTACATGGCACTTGGTTCACTCTGGACTTTGGTAGGGACTATCGTGAACTTTCATAGAGGTTCAAGTAAAGCATCACAAAGTAAGGACGATGTTATTAGAAAGTTAAGCCAATGAAACTGTCCACTAACTTCAACTTAAGCGAGTTTACAGCCTCTGCAAAGGCTTCTAGCTTAGGTATATCCAACCAACCCTCAGAACAGGCTCTAGCGTGTATTAAAGAGCTTGTAGATAACCTTCTGCAACCCATTAGGACTAAGCTAGGTAGACCAACTAAGATTACATCTGGATATAGGTCTGGAGCACTTAATACAGCTATTGGTGGTGTACATGGTTCTCAGCATAGCGAAGGTAAAGCTGTTGACTTCCAAGTACAAGGTATGACCTCTAGAGAAGTATGTAAGTTCATCATTGAAATGGACATAGAGTTTGACCAACTTATTGACGAGGGAACATGGGTTCATATTTCCTTTAATAAAGGTAGGAATAGAAATCAAGTTCTTACTGCTGTATTTAATAAAGGTAAACCAACAACATATAAAGCTGGATTATTCTCTTAGCTGAAACAAATAAACCCCTTGTGAGGTAGCCAACTAAGGTTACTCCACAAGGGGTTTTCTTTTATCTATTTACTATCATCTATGAATTACCTACAAAACTTAAGTAATCCTCTTTAGTTCTGTATCCAGTATATCGGTGTACTTCCTTACCATCAACTAAGATAATACTTGTTGGAACTGAGCGCACGTTGTACTCCTTAGCTAGTTCTATATATGAGTCAATATCATAAGTACTTACTTGAATACCTAAATCTTCTTCTTGTAGAAACTTCTTTAGTGCTTTACAAGGTGAGCACCATGTTGCGCTGAACACCTTTAGTTCTTTGTTTCGCCCTTTACCTTCTAGCATTTCGGTAGCTCCTTTAAGAATGAATTAATCGCAGCTAACCTATTGAATAACTCCTTAACATTTGGTGTCATTTCTTGTTCTGGGTTGAAGTAATCATATAGGATATTAGAAACATAAACAGCTTCTTTATATCTGCGTAGTAACTCTAGGTATTCTACTGTCATTGACAAGCCTCGCACTCACCTTTACTAGCTTGGACACCTGCTTGTGTATAGATGTAGTACAGAGCTAAAATATTTGGGTCAGCGAATGCTTCTTGATGTACTTCGCTAATCCAAGCTGGACTCTCATCAGCAGCAAAGAAAAGGTTAAGAGATTGCCATTGGTCAATATATGCACTTCTTGCACTAGCCATACGAAGTATTGCTTTTTGGTTAATCTCGAAAGCTGTCTTAAATACTTCTTTCTCTTGTTCAGTCAACCAACTAACGTGCTGTACTGACCCTTGCTTATCTGTAATCTCTTGAATATGTTTCTTATTATATATTCCTTTTGATTTCATTAGTTCAAGTAGCACTGGGTTTAGTCTATCAACTTCACCTGCTGCTGTAGTCTGTGTATAACTCATAGCAGGGTCTGGATTAATTCCTTCAGAAATACCTCCCATAATGAGGGCAGTGCTTTTTGTAGGAGCAATAGCAATTAGGTGGGTATTACGAACACCATAGCCTTTACACCACTCTGGTTCACCTAAAGTTTCAGCCATATCTTTAGTTGCTGCTTTAGCTGAAATCATAATATGACTTTGAACACTTTGACTTAACATATGGGCATCAAATGATTCAAACGGTAAGCCCTCCTGCATAAATAAAGTATGTAAGCCACATAAGCCCAAACCAAGTGCTCTATTCTTTTCAGTAAATAGTACAGCTTTCTCTAGACCTCTAATACCTTTAGCTCGTTCAATAAATTCACCTGCAACACAATCCAAAAATATAGTAGCCCAATAGACAGCATCTGTATGCTTCCATTCAGTATATTTAGCAGCATTCATAGAAGATAATACGCAGGTATAGGTATGTTCTGTATCGTTGAATAGCATAATTTCTGAGCATTGCCCAGTAAGAATACCATTGAATACACCCATACCTCTTTTATGTTCAGTAAAACAGAATGTATCATCTATTCTACCTTCATCTACTACAGCTAGTACTTTAACAAATTGAGTGCATTCACGATTTGGTCTGTGGTTAGTAATTACCAACCTATAAGTTTTGAAACCCATGTCTTGTAGGGTACAGATACCAGTTTGACCAATTAGGAGTCTATAGCTAGTCTGACAAAAGAAATCACCATTTTCACCTGTGCCATTATTTAATGGAAGTTGTCGTATACCTTCTTCGTGCATTACTGTAACTTTAGATGATACTCCAAGAGTCTGAAGCATCATTTGTACTTCTTGTAGGAATACCTTATTAATACTTCCAACTTGAATACTTTGTGTATTACCACAGCGAGCTATAGTACCATCACCATCACATAAACCAGCAAACCACTCAAGTTTTGATTTAATAGTAAAGTCCCCAGAAGGTACTACAAACTTATTCAGAAGTAGATTACTATGTGCGTATTCTCTATTAACTTCCTCTTGAACATACCAACTCTTATAAATATCCGATAGGTGCTTCTTTAGTTTGCGCTTTTCATGGTACAAGTACAATCTCTTACCTTGATCAGTGTAACATCCTTCAGCACTAAATAAACCATTATCATATGCGTACTCAAATTCCTTAGTTCCCTCGATAATTGGAAATTCACTTTTGATCAATTTATCACCAGCAACTAAGTCAATTGCGCGTTTCTCTACAATTTTCTGAGTTCCATTATTAGGTTGACGTACTATTACATAAAACTTATGATAAGGCGTGCATTCAAGCTCAAAGCCACTGTTAGTAATTACTTTAATTAACTTTTGGTTTGTGCCAGTCTTCTTCACTTCGACCTTAGAGAACTCCTTACCGTTCCATACATTAACTAATTCATCCTCTAACTCAGATATTTGTTGATAACCCTCATCAGTTAGGATTAGTGTTTCAGGGGCTACACATAGTTGGCTATTATTAACAAACAAACCTCTATCTTTGTATA